GCGTTACGTTTTTTGTCGTAGGCCAGTTTCTTTTTATACGCCTCTGGATTTTTGGCGTAGAAGTCAGCAGTGGATCTCTTTTTTTCTGCCATCACTTAGATGCCTTCTTCTTGCGACGACGATCTGTTGCTCCATTAAAAGGTTTCGTTCTTGCGGGCGAAGCTTTCCCGGCGTACTCGCTGATCACCTTACCCTTGGACTTGCCTCGGGAAACTTGCTTGGCTATGGAAAGTGGAAGAGCCATTACTTCTTAGCCTTTTTCTTAGGTTTCCGCTTTGCCTTGTCTTCTTCGCGCTGAAACTTTTTCGCAACCTCAGGTTCTACGGCGTAGAGGTATCGCTTCTGCTTTGCGGATTTAAAAGGCATGTTCAGAAAGAAGATCCGTCTTTGTTTTTAGACCCAGGAGCGTAGGCAGGGTCGCCCAGGCTGCCATCGTTCACCGGGTCATCTATCTGCCTGTATTGTATCTTTGGTTGCGCAGAAATAATGTCAGCATCAATGTTGATGCCATCAATCATTCTCGGACCAACCAAGTACTCAGGCTCGTTCATTTTGCGGGGCCTTCGGTTTCAGTCTTGGGCTTTTCGACTTTAGGCTTCTCTTCAGCAGGCTTAGCCGCAGGCTTGGCTGCAATTTTCGGCTGAGGCTTCTCTTCACCCTTTTCAACCCAGCCAGCAGCAACCAGCTCGCGGGCCTCTACAGTATAAAAAGCTTTACGCTCAACGCCATCTTTGACGAAGATGGTAGGAAGTTTAGGCAGATGCATGACAATAAAAAAGGGTGACTAAGTCACCCTTATTATTCCGTTAAGGATCGGATCAGCCGATGTTCTCGACCATGTCCAGGTAAGCACCGCCAACGGTTGCGGAACCAGTACCAGCAGCAATGGTGTACTTCACCAGGTTATCAGCGTCGCACAGAGCGCCGCGCACATGAGCAATACCAACACCATTGATATCGAGGTCGTTAGCGCCGAACACAACATCGCGACCGCCAACATTAAAGGTAACGGTAGCGTTGCCGGTGATTTCGCTGTTTACCAGGATGCAACGGATGGTCTTGACATACTTGAAGGTCACACCAGGATCCACATCGGAAGTGGTGACCACAAGGTTCTCGTCGAGATCAAATTTCTCGCGAGGAAAAATACCAGTAGAACGACGTGCCATGATAGGAAACGATAAAGACTAAACTGGGCGTTAATAGACGCAAACGCCAACAGCTCTACCATATATTGCCAAAAAAAAGAGGGGCCGTAGCCCCTCCCTCGTTCCTCACACAATCCAGTATAACAGGATCAGGCGGTTGCATTCACGTTGGTCAGGCGAGCAGCCGAACGACCATTGATCATGGCCAGGCCGCAATACCACTCAACGCGAATCACGACTTGAGGAGAAGCGGTGCTCTCACCCAGATCGCGCACTTGCACGCCACCGTTCTGAATACCGGTCAGCAGATCGCCGCCGAAAGTCACAACGTAGATCGACTGGTCAGCGGGGCTGCCATCCAGAATGGCCACGTTTTGGTGGTCACGATCAAGCTCGATGACGGGGAGGCCGGCATACACCATTTGCTGGTAGCCGAACTCGTTACGAGCGATATCGATCTGAGAAGAGGTGCGAGCTTGCTTGGTCAGGTGACGACGAGCGGACTTGGACATCACCAGATACTTGGTGCCGCCTTGAGCGTCCACAGCGTCGATGGCCTCGTCCAGAGCACCCAGATCCAGAGCAGCGGCGGAGGTGCCGTTGCGGATCACCTGAGAGTTTGTGGCGTAGTCGCCAGCAGGCAGGCGGGTTGCCAGGCCGTCAAACTCAGAGGGGGATGCATTGCTATCGCCATTGATGAACAGCGACTCCCAAGCCAGACGCATTGCGCGGGTCTTGGCCTGCACCTGATAAGCGCGAGATTCGCCGCCCTCGAGGTCCAGGATAGCGCGGTCAATTTTGATATCGCCACCGAACAGGCGGAGGCTCTCAGACTGTTGGCTCACCTCGGCATAGGCTTCACCGTAGCTAGCATTGTAGTTACGGAAACCCACGTCACCGAGGGATTCTTCACGCTTCCAGAACAGACCGTTGCCCTGGATTTCGCGGAAAGGAAGAACGCTCAGCAGGGAACCGGCAGAGAGTTCAGAGATAATAGCAAGCTCCTGGGGATTAGAAGCATGCTTCTTGGCTTCGACTAAGCTAAGGCCCATTTTAAGTAAACTCCTTTAAGGTGAACAAGGAAAGGTGAATCGTTGCTCAGGGCATCACACCCCGACATCGGAACACCCTGCCAGTCCAACCATCTCGGCCGAAGCTAAACCGGGTGCTTTCTATCATATAGTTCCAAAAATAATTATTCTTCCCAATAAAAAAGCCCCTTTCGGGGCTTTCGTGTATTCAGCCGAACGCTTTCATGAAAAGCTCGTCATTACTTAGACTTGACAAGTCTTCGATAGGTTGACCATTTGCGTCTGTGCCACCGTAATTCAATCCAGCACCAGAACCCTTGACACCCTTAAAGAAGGTGCCATAGACTTGGTGGGATTTGAATTGAGTCACAAACTCTTCCGGCGTAAGGCGCTTCCCAGTCTCCGTGTCAAGGATTGGATCACCTTGAGAGTCAAGAGGAGTCAGGGAGCCGTCGGGTTCATGACGAAAGCGAGAACTTAGCTGATCGGCAAACATGTCGAAGAATGAAATGCCATCAGCGGAATCGGTTCGCCCACCGGCTGCATTGAATACCTTTTCCAACGCATATCGCTTGAGGAATTCCCGATTTCTAGACTCTAAGTCCTTTGCTCTCTGCTCGGCTTCAGCGGCTTGCCGGCCGTACTTCTCTTCAATTGCTCGAATAGACTCACCGTATCGAGACTCAATTTCCGCTGCTCGGGCGGCATCTGCTTGAAGCTTTCGGAATTCATCTGGATTAATCTCCGCAAATCGTTCTAACTGTTTTTCTTTTTCTTTGATCTGACGTTCGTAGGTCTTGCGTGCTTCCCTTTCGGATTTAAGGGCTTTAAGCAGGTTCTGAACATCTTCTCTTGGAAGCTCTTCTGCAACAGGCTCCTGCGCCTGCTGATTCTCTTGAATCTGTTGAGTATCCATCTCAGATACTTGATTCAGTTCGTCGGACATGAAATGAGAGCAATCACTGCTCTGCGATAGTGCGACGTAGTGTACCTATTAGTACACTGGTAATTGCTCGACCTGAAGTATAGTCAGCCTTACCTCAATGTTTGATTGGTAATATCCAGTCCTATTTCGTACCTTCACATAAGCTGTGTTCTTGATTGGCACATCATCATTGAATCCATAAATTACCGGAGTGATTACTCGATACGCAGAATCTGGAGGTGTCATCTCTGCATAGATACCACTTCCGGGAATAGGAAGAACGTCTTCCGCCCTACTTAAATCAAGGTCTCTAAAATAATTCGTTACATACATCGTAACAGTAGTCGGGGCAGGTGTACATTTTATCTTATAAATAGCAAAACCAGGAAAGCACTCCAAATCATATGAAAATATTTCCAAATCTTCCATCGGACCAGTATTAAAAAACACCTCAGTGCGAGAGCTGAGTGATGCAAACTGCTGAGGTTTCCACGCTTGTTCAGTATTGCTAAAAGCCAAGATAGAACCATCGGGTATTTCGTATTCTTCAGTGATATCGTTGATATTCTCTAAGTCTGACAACCGAAATTTTCGACTGACGAATTTTTCATTAGCATAAGCCAATACCGACCCCTGCTCAATTGACCCAGATAACTGGACATCTGCAAACTGGTTAAGAGAGACAAAATTGTCAACATTCCTCCATTTTCCAGTAGTGTACTGAAGTATTTGATTTTCTTCAACATTGTCAAGCTCCACATCAGTCAGAGCATCAAGGCTGAAGTTATTTATTTCAAATGTTTGATTTACCCAATTCGTTCCATTGTAGGAAAGTATTTGCTGGTCATCTGCATTATTAATTAAAACGTCTGATAAATCGGTTAACTTATCAACATAATTAGTATTTCTCCAAACAGTTAAATTAGGATCATAGGCAAGGACTTGTCTGTTTCCAAGCGCACCATCATAGATTAAAACATCTTCCAGATCGTCAACAGATACAACAAGCTGTTTGTTTTGGAATGCTTCTTTTGTTCCTGTTTGAGTCCATGTAAACCCAGGTTCGAGGGTTTCCGGCTCTTCTACATTAATTAAAACAACTTGGCTTTCTTCGTCCCTAACTGTTCCAATGGGAGTAATAACATACTGAAGTATGTCCTCCTCTTGCAAATTTTCTATCTTAACATCACCCAAATCTTCTATCTTGTAAACAAATTCCTGGTCTCCCCATGTAGCGGTTTCCTGGCTATATGCTATTATAGCCCCATCTGCTACTTCGTATCTAAGGGCTCCCGTGTCCGCCGTAGGACCAAAGTCATCTACGATTTCCGAATAAGTTAATGTACTAATTGAATTCGATTGAACTACCCGAACACCATTGAGGTCCGGTCTTGTTGCAGTTGAAACAAGAACAGAATCACCTGTTGCAAAACCATGGGGAGTTTTTGTAGTGATAATTACTTGATTTTCTACTGCTCTAATATTCTCTATAAAAATAACTCCGGAGCCAGTTAACTGGACATCGGCTAAATCCGTTATTTCGTTGCTGTAACCTACAGGATTTCCACCTACCGTATCGCCGTCACCAATATAAAGCTTCTTGGTATCCGTAGCGTAAACCGGCTCACCTTGAAGGGGAATGAATCCATTGGCAGTTCTCTCTGCCTCTGTCCCTCTTCTGAACTGAAGTGCCACGGCAATACCAAAATCACATTAGTATTCCCTCTGCTTATAGTTCAGTGAAGAATGGTTCAATCCAATCTTCTACGGTGTTTTGAACTTCTTTCAGGATAATTCCTGCTTCGGCGCATCGCTGATAGAAATAAGCATAAGAAGCCTGCACTGTTGATTGTGTCATAGAGCCAGAACGATCAAGGAATAAGCCGACAATAGTCCCTGGCAGAAATCTATCTAATTGACATAATTTAAACCAATCAGTGATATTGTCAGTGTTTCCGTTGTCCCTGGTGACAAGATACGGTCCATGCGCCCAGTCATGATCAGCCATGTAATTTTCCGGAACGAAAAGTACTTGATAGGCATAGTTAGTGTAACTGCCTAAATAT